GCTCAGGGGCATTCTCCAATAACATCACAACATCCTTGCTTCTCCAAGTAGGGTTATTCTCTTCCATGTCGTTGTGTGATTGGATGTCGGAAATCAATTGGTCTGCATCAATCAGTCTCATTGTCTGCCTCCTGACGGCTCCCAGTTCTTCCACCGCTGGCGGTCCCAGCAGGCAATGCAGATTTTATGGTCTGCCGGCAGCTGCCGGTGCTTGCAGTTTGTACAGCTCTTTTTCGGCTTGTTGCTGGTCATATGGCCTTACCTCCACCAAAATCTTCTTCCCGTCCCAAAACTCATGAGACACTCTTTTGACCCATTTCCGGCTGTCGTCCCGGAGAATGTACCCCTTCATGGCGTCGAGAATCATCTTCCCCATAGCGGCGTGGTTATCCGCGTCCAGTCCGTCGTCCCACCGGAAGCGGACCTCCACGGGGAAATCCAGCAGCTCCCTGGGGACCCCCGCCCGCCCCATGCACAGCCCCGTGAGCTGGTGGAGCTCCCGGGCGTCCCGGTTCCTGGCGTGGTACGGCTTCCCGCTCCAGTAGGCGTTGAGGCTGTACCGCCGGTTCCACGCCGTCAGGCCCTGCCGCGTGGCCGGGTAGGGGATGGTGAAGCGGATCACCCCAGCACCTCCCGCTTCCCATCCTCCAAGGCCATTCTCCGGGCGGCTCCGGTGATGGCCCGGCGCACCTCCGCCGGCAGCAGCGCGTCCCGCCTCCGGCTCTCCTGCCTGACCCGCCAGGACCGGCGGAAGTTGCTGGCCACCACGCTGTTGAAGGCATCCGAGTCCATCTGGGACCACTCGTAGAGCTGGCCCGGAGACGTCATTTTCCGCACCGCTTCCGGCAGCTTGTCGTACTCCTCCTGCGCTCCCCAGCCGCTGCGGCTGGCGGCCCGGCGCACCAGCTCCCAGGCCTCCTGCTCATCCAGGTCCCCAGCGCTGGTAAGCTGATACATAGCCGCCTTAATGGCCCCGATATGGGGCGGGTAGCCCTCGATGTCGGTAACTATGTAGCTTTTCACCGCCGCCGCCACAAGAGCCGCGTCGTCATCCTTGAATACCTCATTCCAGAGCTGCAGTGTCTGACGCATATCCGGGGCCTTCGGGCCGCTGTAGAACCGAGGATACGCCGTGCGCAGAATGTCCATGATGATCCCTGTCTGCTCAAGGTTCATACCGTGCCCTCCATTTCCCTGGCCAGCTCCACCCAGCTCTTTTGGCCGGAAGAAGACTGTCCGGTCTGGTTTTTTCTCTCAAGCTTGTCCCAGATAATACCCTGCCAGTTGGCGGCCATGCACTCCCGGATAAGCTGCGACACGGCGCTCTCGCCGTAAGCCTGGGACTTGTTTCGCACCTGAGTTACCAGGGACTGCAGGCCGGTGGGCTTGTAGTCCTGCCGCTTCTCCCGCTTATAGCGCAGCCAGTCGGAAAAGGCACAGGTAAGCTCCTCCCCGAAGCCCCAGTCAATGTCCGGGGGGGTAGGGGGGGAATTGGATTTGGATTCGTATTTGGATTCGGATTCGGATTCAGGCGGTGGTTCACCGTGAGTTACCGTAAGCAACCGTGAGTTTTCACAGTCCGGCGCAGGATACTTTGATTTTTTGTTCTGAATCCTCTGGTGAGCGCCCCAGTTTGGGAAGTAGAAGTAGGATTCCCCGTCAACATCATAGAGGGAAATGCAGCCCATACCCGCCAATTCTGCAAGCGTTTTCTCGATATCGGATTCTGAGAGCCGCTTACGGCGGGGGAACACAAAGCCCTTTATCAGCTCCGGGTCTGCGCTCCCGCGTCCGTAATCGTCAACATATGTAATCAAATACACCCATACGCGGAATTGAAAATCCGTCATGGCGTTCACAGTTTTGCTTGTCCGAATACTGTCCTTAATGATCCTGTTGGGCATTAGGGCACCTCCCGCTTCAGGAATTTATCGCCCTTCATCCACGCTAGCTCTCCTTCCTGTACTCAATATAGATGACAGTCTTATTGCCGTCCTTCCGCCGCCGCTGGCGGATGGTGTACCCGGCCCGGTAAAGGGCCAGGGCCACCGCCTCCCGGTCGGCGGGAATAGTGATGTCAAGGGGTATCCAGTCCATCGGAGGCCTCCTTCCCCTTGTGCTGATGCAGGAATACAACTCTGCTGTTCGGCCCGGCGTTGCGGGCCAGCCAGTCCAAGGCCTGCTCCCGGCTCAGATGGTTCTGCGCCGCCCGGTACTCATAGGCAAATTCTCCCCGGGCCTGCTTGTCCGCAATGCGGGCCTCGATCGCGGCCTGGGTGTGGTTGGCCTCAATCAGGTACAGGTCGTAGCCCTTGGCCTCGATGTGGTCCAGCGTGCCGGTGTCTGTGGCGCAGAATGCAGTTTCATAGTCCAGCTTCAGGTGGTATCCGCAGTTTTCCACGTCGTGGACAAGTGTTTCCGCCTTAAACTGAATGCAAAAGCCACACTGATACCATCTCCCCGGTTTAACCAGAATGATCGCCCGCTTGTCCACCCCGGCCTCCAGAAGAGGGAAAACCATCCACTTGCAGCACACCCACCGCAGGGCGGGACGCTCCTTGTGGAGCGCCCGCACCGTGGCTTTGTTGAAATGATCGCCGTGCTCGTGGGTGAGCAAAACCAGCCGAAGGTCCTTGATGTACCCGCTCTCCCGCAGCTTCTTCATGGGGATGCCCATATCAATGGCAATCTCCCCGTTGAGGATGACGCAGTTGCCGGTTGAGCCGGTGGCGAGGATGTCATAGGTCATGAAGATACCTCCTCATAATCGGGGCAATTATCTCCACCTTCGCCGAAAACCCTGCATCTGTAACAATCTTCTCCTACTGCACCATATGCGCCCTCATGCTCACCCTCGAAAAATTTACAGGATAGACACCGCTCACACATCGCTCAAATTCACCTGCGCTTCCTCCGGGGCAGGGGCCTCCTGCGGCTCTGCCGGGGCGGGTGCGGCAGCGGACAGATCAAAGTACTGCTCCACGCTGGCGGTACCGTCCTTCAGCGCCGTATATACGCCCCGCAGACGGTTGACGCTCTGGACGGTGAACGCCTCCGCCTTCCGCCCGATGTACGCCTCCAGCATTTCCTTGGTCACCCCATACTGCTCAGAGAAGCGGCGGATGATATCCCGCACAGCGTCCTCCTTTGTCATTTTCCCGTCTCCCTGGAGCGTAGCATTGCACTGGCCCACGGCGGCGTCAACCACATCCTGGGGAATAACGGACAAAATGCAGGACCGCTCCCGCCGGGCGGACTGGTTTGCAATCAGCTCATAGATGTCGCGGGAATCCGTCAAGGGAAAGGCCCCCTTTTTGGTTTCCCGAACGTGCTTGACGGTGAAAACCTTCGTCTCGCGGTAGTTGGTTTCCAGGTCCCAGCAGTAGGCCATGACCGTGCTCTCTGCGGCATTCTGCTCCAGGACCTTGAACCCGCTGTCCAGGTTTCCCCAGCTGCGGGCAATCGCCCGGGCCAGGTGGATGGACGGCCCGGTGACGGTCTGCCCGCCCCGGGGGTATTCGTACATGGCCTTCTCAGCCAGCGTCTGACGCTTGCAATCCTGGATAATGCGGTTGTACGCATTGTACACGTCCCGGGGGAAGCGCTTGGCGGCGACCATTGCCACCTGAACCTCCTGGGCCTCCCGGCTGGCGATCAGCTCCGCGCCGACGCTCCGGGCGGCGGGGGCCTGCTGCTCAAATTCCGCGATTGCAGCGGTGTTCTGGGTGTTATTCATACTGGATACCCTCCGTATTCAAAAATTCTTTCAGCTTTTTCAGCCTGTCCATCGTCGTGCGGACAGTGAAGGTGCATTTCACGGTTTTGGGCTGTTCCACTTGGACCAGCGGGGCCAGGGCCTCCACCCGGCGGACCATCTCTTCCTCCTGCTCCCGGATAGCGCTCCGGGCCTCCTGAAATTTCTTCTGCTCCTCGATGCGCCGGCGGCGCTCCTTCACGGTGCAAATTGCATCGGCGGCATCCAGAGTGCGCTGGTACTCCACCATGATTTCCCCGGCGTCCTCCAGGGAGTTGATCCGGTCCACGCTCTCTGCCACCCCGGCCACAAACGCGGCCAGCTGCTCCCGCAGCTTCTTGGGTGTCTTAGCCTTTGCCGAAGCCATGTCCACCCGGACCCCGGCCCGCTCATAGCTCAGCCAGTCCAGGTGATGCACCGCGCAAAGCTCGCAGAAATACTCCCGCAGGCTATCTTCACAGCGGCGTTTCATCTCCGTCTCCACGTCATTGATCTTGCCCTTCAGCTCCGCATCCGCCCGCTGGAACGCATCGGAGACACACGCCTTGTAGACGGCTTCAAACCGTTCATATGGCTCCAAAACCGCCTTTTTCGCGGCCTTGCGCTGATCCTCCAGGATGTCAAACTCCTGGCGCAGCTTTGCACGTTCCGCCTTGACAGCCTGAACAGTTTCCTCGGTGCAGACCATTTCCAGCGCACGGGAAACGCGCTCATCCACAGACTCCTTTACGGTCCGCAGCCGCTCCTCAATTTCCGGCGGCTGCCTGACAACAATCAGCCGCCCCTCTACCGATCCCATCGTCATCCTCCTCATATAAGCATTGATCGTGGCACCACTGGCCATCACTGTTCTTATCCATGGGCTCCTCCGGCCAGTCGATGCCCTCCCCGCAGAAGGGGCATCTGTACAGGTACTCCCTTGCCGGCAGGACGCCGAACTGCGGCGCGTACCGGTCCCGGGCCGGGATGCGTCTCATGTCCTTCCCTCCTTCAGATAGCGGGCAAAGCTCCTGCCCGACGCCTTGTAAATAAACTTGTTATTGCACCACCTTTGAAGATCCCGCAGGACCTTCGGCGCCGCCGGCTTGTTGTAGAGCATGACGTAGGGGTCATAGCCCAGCCGGTCCACGGTCTCGATCCTATGCAGATCCTCCTCCAGCGTGCTCCAGAACCCGCAGAGGAGATAGACCATTTTCCCGGATTTCCTTGGATACCACCGGGCGAAGCGCTCCAGACACGGCTCCAGATCCTCCCTTGGATTGTCCCAGGCAAAGTGGAGCTTCAGGCCCTTCATCCGCCCCAGCAGCGCCGCCGTGTCCCGGTCCGTGAGCCGGATGTCCAGGCCCTGGTTAAAGTTGACCCTGGCCCCGCTCTCTGCCAGCTGCGCCAGGAGATCGTCCCGCTCCGGGCAGGCCAGAATGTTGGGATCCATGACCTCGATATGCCGCTGGCCGTTCCAGAACTCGCGGAGATCTGCCGCCTTCCGGCTGGCCCTGCCCTCCTTTGGGGCCACATGGCAGAAGGGGCACCCCCGGGGACAGCCCCGGGTCAGAAAGCCGCAGGCGGTATCCGGAAACGCCGGGTACAGCCCGTAGTCCGGGAAGCAGTGCTCGATCTCCTCCGGCAGAGGCGGGTCCAGCTCCGGGTGATAGACCTCCAGTCCGTCCTCCAGGGCGATGGCGTACCCCGTGCCGCCCTTGATTACTTGGCCGGCGTTCAGAGGCTCCGGGTGGTCCGGGGTGTATGTATCGCTGAAGACCTTGGCCATATACACGGCATCAAAATGCTCCAGGTCCGTGGACCACCACTGTACCCTGTCGCCCCGGGCCTTGTGCCAGGCGGATATTTTCATCAGCGCCAGGTTCGGGAATTTCCCCCGGCCGTCTGCGTCAATCAGGCCGATGTTCATAAAGGCTCACCTGCTCCTCAAACTGCCGCCAGGGCTCCCGCCACTCTACGCCGATGTAATCGAGCACATGGCCCCAACCGTACCAGCTCCCATCCGGGAGCCTGTCCACTCGATTCATCCACATCTCCCATTCACCGGGGCTCCGCTCCCAGAGACGGTCAAAGCGGTGGGGCCGTCTCTCCATGTGAATTCCAAACCCACACATGGAGCATCCGGTCCGCTGAGCCCCGGTGGTTCGCAGGGTTCCGTCCGGGTCCTGCACGATCTCGCCGTATATGTCCGGAACCGGCACCTTGAGCTCAAGCGCCAGCCGTAACAGATCCTGCCGGGAGAAGATGGCGAAGGGACAGCTGCGTTTTGTGCCCGGGGATATGTAGTTGCAGCCGTTTATCATCAAAGTCTTTTGCCGCCGTCCGCCCTCGGAGGCCATCAGGCCCATATACGGGAATCTCCCGGACTTTTTCGCGTAATCATTGCAGGGCTTTTCTTTCAGGTAATAGCAGCATTTGTCAGAAACCAGGAAATCCGGCGCCCGGTAGCTCACGTTCTCCGCCTCGTTCTCGTAGCCGCCGAACCTCTCCAGCCATTTTTGAGAGAGCTTCATCCGCGTGCTCTTGCGGAAGCCGCCGTAGGCTCCGGTCTCCCCGGTAATAATGGCATGGCGCACGGTGGCGTTCTTTTCGCTGGGGTGCTGGAGCAGGCTTATCTTTCCGGCGATTTCCTTGCTCAGCACAGGCCAGCCAAACTCCCGGATGACCTCCACCTTGCTTTTCAGCGGCTTGAGGGGCTGCACCCCCAACATCTTATGTACCGTCTGAATGCTCCGATCTTCCAGTACCGAAACCGATACGGCCGGGACGTTGATCCCGATAGCGCGCAGAAACAGCAGCAGGGTGATGCTGTCCAGGCCGCCGACCGCTGCGTAGCAGCTCCCGGCTATCTCGGGATGCTTGTAGAACTCCCAGGCGCGAGTTTCCGCATAGCGGACCTTAAACGCAAAACTTTCTCTTTGTTTTGCCTGGAAATAGCGGATTTTTTCATCTGTTTTATTTTCCGCGGCGAGTTCTATGACATTTTTCATTGCTTCGCTCCTTCCCACGGACCCCACCCGGCCTCCCGGACTTGAAAAGCGTCCCCCAGTTGGATGGTGTCCGGGAAATTATGCTGGGTAGTTTTGATGGCATATTTGTCGATCTCAGTGGCGTAGTAGCGGAAGATGTGCGCCCCCAGCTTGTCCAGCGCCAGGCGGCCGCAGCTCATGCCGTCATACATAGACAGCACCTCCAGCGGTTCCTCGGTGATCCCCGGCGCATAGCTGAGGATGTGGGCGATCACGTCCACCGTCCAGCCGTTGCCCAGCATTTTATATGCCTGGGTGTCCGACACTGGGAATATGTATTCCTCCGGCACGGTCTGGAGGCGCTTGCACTCGATCACGGTCAATTTGCGGATAATATAGAAACCGTCCGCCAGTTTAATGGGGTATTGCGCTCCCTTGATGGTGATCTGACCGCCCCGGACCTCATAGACCGGATATGTTTTCCCGTCCGCCGCCTCAATGACAAGGCGGCTCTGGTGCCCTGCAGCTGTCACAGAATTGGCTTTCTGGTCGTCCCGCATTTCATAGGATGAACTTTCACCCCGGCCCCGCCACGCCATTCCCGCAGGCACCGCATACAGGCCGGTGGCGGCCCCGTCCGCTCCGCCGCCGTTTGGCCTGGCCTGGAGCGGGA